TCACAAGACCCACTCCACCGACGCCCGCCATGTGCGATTGGCGAGCGGGTACAGATAGACATGGTTGTACTGGTACGGCGACTCGCGCCACGCCCGGCGGTCCGTCACGTTGTCCACGCCAACACGCCAGATCAGCAGTTGCCGGCCCACGTTCTGCTCATAACGAGCCCCAAGGTCCAGCCGCGTCCAGCTAGGAATCGCCAGCGAGTTGTCCGGCAGCACCATGCGCTTGCCCTCGTAGACCACGCCCGCCTGCAGCTCCAGACCCGGCAGCCACACGTTCTGATGCGCCTGCAGCTTCAGCACCGTCTCGGGCACGTTCGTCGGCTTCAGGCCGTTGAGCGTCACGTCCTCGCTGCGCTCGCGGCGCGCGCGCAGCTTCATCGCGCTCGCCATCAGGCCGCCGTTCGTCCACTTCAGATCCGCCTGCGCTTCCACGCCGCGATGGTTCTGCTCGCCGTCGATGCGGGTCTCGAGCATGTTCTCGCCGTTCACCGTGACCGGCACGTCGCGCGTCGCGGGCTTGCTGATGTCGAAGTAGTTGATCGACCAGTCCACCGTCCGGCTGCCCGACTTCAAACCGATCTCCCACTGCTTGCTGCGCAGCGCCGGCAGCACCGCCGTGCGGTTCGCATAAACCGGCAGGTTGGGCACGACCGCCGATTCAATGCCCTGGCCCCAGCTCGCGTAAGCCAGCAACTGCGGATCGATCGCGTAGCTCACGCCGAGCCACGGCGTCGTGAACGACTGCGCGTACGGATTCGGCGTGCCGACCTGGCCCGCCTCCGGACCGACCGCGACACTGTCGCGCTTGAGCCGCGTGTGACGCACACCGAGCCAGCCTTGCCAGCGCTCGCTGAACTGCATCGCGTCGCGCAGATAGAGCTCGGTGCTGCGCTCGGTGCGGTTGGTGTTGGTGCCGGAGAGCGTGGGATCGGCCGTCGTCGGCAGCGTGCCCCAGATGTTGCCGGTGCCCGCCGGGTTGTAGGCCTGACCCTGCAGCCGGCTCTTGTAGCGCGAGAACAGCACGCCCGTCGTCAGCTCGTGCGCGATGCCCGCCGTTCTCAGCTTGCCCTGCGCCGAGAGATCGAGCGCGTCGCTGTTGCGGTGCTCGTTCTCGCTGCGGAAGTCGTATTGATCGAAGGTGCCGTTGGGGCAGTAGGTGCTCGGGTAATACGTGCCGTCGCCCGCGGTGCAGCCGAACGGGTAGGCGAGGCGGTCATCGTTGACCAGCCGCTGGATCGCGGCATGCGCCTGCAGCTTCCAGTCGGCATTGAGCTGATGCTGGACGCGCAGCGAGGCGGTGCGGCCCTCGAAGACGACCGGCAGGCTCCACGACTGGTTGTTGAGGTTGATGCGCGGATCGATGGCCTTGGCGTCGGGCAGCTTGTCGCCGAGCAGGCTGAAGCCGGGCTGGCTGGGCTGGCTCTGGCGGCTGAGCTCGACCTCGGCCTCGATCAGCGTGTCGCGAGTGACGCGCCAGTCGCCGGCGACGGCCATCAGCCAGCGGTTGCCATCAGCGTCGCGCAGCTCGGGGCGGAGCTTGGCGGCCTGCAGGTTGACGCGCAGGCCGAAGGCCTTGTCGTTGCCGTGGCCGTCGCTGAAGCGGTGGCTCCAGTCCATCGCCGATTCGATGGTGCCGCGCTCGCTGACGCCGAGCATCACGCTGGTGAGCTCGACCGTCGGCCGCTTCACGACGAGATTGACCAGGCCGCCCGGGGCGCTGGTGCCGGACTGGATGCCCGACGTGCCCTTGAGGACTTCGACGCTGCCCTTGTTGGCCAGGGGGAGGGCGGTCTCGGCGTTGATCGGGAGGCCGTCGCGGCGGAAGTTGAAGCGGTTGTCGAGGTCGTAGCCGCGGACCTTCAGATAGGAGACGTAGCCGGTGGAGTTGTAGGAGTCGCCCACGCTGGCGTCGAGCAGCGTCAAACCGGCAAGGCTGCTCAGGCCGCGGTCGGCGAGCATCTCGGCGCTGATGACGCTGGCCTGCATCGGGAGCTTGGCGACCGGCGTGTCGCCGAAGCCGCCGACGGTGACGGGCGCATCGGCGGTGCCCTTGATGACGACGCTGGGCAGCGCGGGAGCCGCCGCCGAGGCAGAGGAGGCCGAGGACGCCGACTGCGCCGCGGCGGAGAGGGACAGGCCGCCAGCGGCCAGGGCGATCGACGCGATCGCGAGGCGGTGCAGCGGGAAGGGAGTCAGAACGGACGAAGTTGCCATCGGAATGCCGGAGCCAGGAATGCGATGGCAGGTCGGCAAACCGGACACGCCGATGAGAAGGCGGCGTGCGAGGACACCCGTGGTGTCGAAGGCATGCTTCCCTGCGCGAGGATTAACTCGGCCTACAAAGATAAGCATTTGTAGGCTGACGGCTGACTGGCCGTCATCAGGTTCAAAGGGACTTTCTCAGCCGGTTGGTCTCACAACCAGCACCCCTAGCGATCCCGGCGCACGAAGCGCCGAGCTATCTCATTCTAGGTTCTCGGAGCAGCGCACGTGCCGTCATGACACTGTGTCCAACTGCTGGTTGATCCCGTCGTCCTGTACGCCGACCGTGGCCAGTGGACAGTGCGCGGCACGGAGCGAGAAGAGACGACACAGGGAACTGAGGCATGGGAGCAAACCTGGCTCCTCACGGGGCTTCGCGGATGCCAGATCGAGGAAATCGAAAGCGAACTGGCGGCCGACCGTGAGCCGTGCTTTATCAGCGGATTCGACTGAGGCGGCCCGCACGTTAGGACCCCTCCTGCGCTACATTTCGTGACGGACATGAGCCGCAATCCAAGACGGGAGGACAGGGAATATGGCATTCACGAAAAGAATCGAATTCGCAAACTACACGTTGAAGTTTGGCGACGACAAGGTCATGTTGGATTTACTGGAGGAGATTGTTTGGCCTTCATTTCAGGAACGTGAGTACATTCGCAAGCTCAAGAACAGGTCGAGTTACTTCTTCTTGGACACGCAACTGGTCAACCTGCGCGCCACGACCGGTGAGAAGTCCGTGGCAATTGCTGGCCGGATCGTAAAGAATACGAAGATTGCTCGCGACCAATACTACCGCTCCGGTGGCCTAGTGCCTGATAAGCGCGAACTCGCATCGGCACCTTCCGCGATTTTCGTGTTGTTGCTCGAAAATCATCGACTTTTGTATTGTCGAGAAATGTCGAATGCACCGGGCATTCAGAATTTCGCCAGTACTACGCAAAATTTTCTTAGTCAGCGTCACAGCGAGTTCATTCAGGAAAAATTGACAGAGGTGCAGGCGGAGCGTGGGGAAATTCCAAGAGGCGTACGCACGGATTTGTTTCGGCGCTTCCCACGTCCGAAGGTGAGAGTTACTCCGCTCTCCGGGCAGCAGGAGTTGAAGGAATTTGTTCAGCGCTTCGCCTCAATCGAGCAACTGAACATCAAACTTCTTCCTACGAATCACGAGGAAATCAATAATGATGATTTCTGGAAGGAAATGGAGCGGCGGCGCAAAGAAATGAAGAGTGAAAACACCGCCATCCGGTTCTCCAACGCGGACGAGGGATTGAGCGCGGCTAACGTCGTGGCGCAGACAGCTGCAGCTACCGAGCTTGCGAACTCCGAGGTCACGATGCGCGGTCACGACGCTCAGGGTGACAAGATCACAGGCAACAATGACGACTTCAGCTTGACTGTCCCTCTGGAGGATCTGCCTACAGACGTCGCGGCTGCTGCAGCTTCGATGTTCGGCCATTTCATAAATATCGCGGGTCGCGGATTGATTACGCTTCCCGCGATTGCAGCTGGTGTTGCCGAAAAGGTAAATGGTTTTCTTGCGGGTAGGGAGTGATGCACAACGACTTCGACCCAAACGATTTAACTAGCGAGCGGTCCCTATGGGAAATTTATCGTCTCGCGACCCGCATTCGTGCAGGCAAATTGCAGCTGGCGCTGAATTTCTTGACCGTCCTTTTTCTTGGGCTGCACGCTATCGTGCTGACCGAGAATGTCGCCCTGCTGCTATCGGATGTGCGCTCATGGGCGCAGATTGGGTTCAACTTTGCCATCACTACGCTCGGTTTTCTGGTCGCGGGCTTCACTATCTTCACGACGGTTGCGAAACCAGACATGATGCTGGCCATGATGTCGGTGCCTCATAAGGAAACGGGGCTGCCGACATTGAAAGTGAATATGTTCGCGTTTATGCGAGTGTTCATTGCCTATTTGGTGTGCGCTGCGGTTTATCTGACCGTATTTTTGTTTTGTCAGACCAATGGCCTAGCTGCCAAGTTGGTTGCATTATTGCCCCACGGTGCGTGCATAAAGGATGGGGGCATTCGGATTGCGTATGTGCTAGTCGGATGGAGCTTTGTTTATTTGTTGTTGATGCTGAAGTCCTTCGTCTTCAATATTTATTCGATAGTTATGAATATGCTCCGATGGGAGTACACCGTCCCGAAGAAATAAAAAAGCCCAGCTCAAGGCTGGGCAGGAAGCCGCTGCGCGAAAGATCGGGAGGGAGAGTGCGCAGCGGGAAGCCAGAGTTTATCCGGTGCTCAGGCGTGCTCGCATAGCCGATGTCGGGCACGTGTATCCGTCACATCTTGGAATGATCGGACTCCCATTCCATCGAACTCCGCCCGGGGGATCGTCTTAACGGGCCGCGAGCAGGACAGTTCGTCGCCCTCCCACGGCTTCAGGCGTGCGAACCAAGAGCGATGGGCTGGCTCAACTCTCGGAGCCAACCCTTGCCTTGCCACAAATTCTGCAGGCTATTGCGCGCCACGGCGCCGGCTTCCCGCGCGACCTCGGGGCCGCAAGCCACGATTTCGCCGTGTTCGTTGATAATGGCCAGTCGTGCGGGGCGCCCGTCCACGGTGACGCTGAGGCCCTCATGGGCCACAGCGCTGATGATCGCGCCGGGGATGGCGCCGGTCGGTTGTTGTCCGATCATGTCAATGCTCGCTGTGGCTCTGCTTAGGCCGCGGACTGCAGGGCGGAGAACTCGGCCCACACCTCGTCCAGCTCATCGGCGGCGCTCTCGGCCATGCCCTTGAGGCTGAACGCTTGGCTCGCTGCGAGCCGCTGCTTCGGGTCCTTCGCTGCGCGCATTGCGGCCATGTGGTCGGTGTTGTCCGTGAGCACGGTGGCGAGCGTCAGGTTCTGCGCCGCCAGACGGCTGTAGACCTCGCTGTCGCTGATCGCGACAGGCAGCAACCGGGCGCGCTTCTCCTCGCTGATGTATGCATGCACGGCCGCGAACGCGCCGGCCAGCGTCGTCGTCGGCTCCAGGCCGTTCCCGATCACGACCACCTTTTCCGCAGGAACACCGATCTCGGCGAGCGCTTCGACGGTGGCGATGGCGTCGCGCTCCTGCTTGGTCCCGGGCATCACCGGGATGACGAAGAAGTCGAACAGCTGGTGGCTGCGGCGCGTCTGCGTCATGCGCTGGAGGAAGTCCTCGACGTTGCTCGCGCCCACGTCAACGACCACGCCGCTTTCGCTGATGGCCAGGGCGTCGATCAGCTCGCCGAACTGCTTGCCGCGCAGGGTCACTTCCTCCTGGCCGTCTGCGTTGATGCTCTCGATGGCGACGAGCGCAGCAGCCGGGAGGTGGCGGCCGAACAGGTTGCGGGAGAGCGTGGTCTTGCCGGCGTTGCCGGAGTAGCTGATGAGGGCGATGTTCAGGGGCTTGGTCATGGCGATAGTTCCTTCGGTGGTGGTAGGCGTCAGGTCTTGCTGGATGGCTTCAGAAGCTGCTTGGCCAGCGGGCTCAGCGTCTGTTGCAGGTAGCGGTCGCCCACGCGCTGAGCGCGACCCTTGAGGGTTGCTGCGACGGGCTCGGGTGGGGGCTCGTCGCTGGGGTTCTTCGATGGGCTGCATGCGAGGGCTTCTCCGGTTGAGGCGCGATGTGGTGGCGCTGGGGTTGCTTCAGGTGGCGCGGCGGTTGCGCGCACGCGCAAAAAAACTTGCTGATCGCTTGGCGAGAGACCCGCAGCCCGTGCGTCGCCAGCCATGCACGCATCTGCTCTTGCGTGTAGCCAAGCGCCCTGAGGCGCTGCAGCTCGGCGGCGTGGGCGTTGACGCCCTGCGGGTTTCGCGGGTTCTCGCGAAGCCACTGCTCAAGCTCCATGGCCGTCGCCGCGCGACGCCGCGGCTGCAGCGGCCCAGGGGCGCGCAGCGTCCGCGTACTCGCCAGGGCGCCGGCTGGCGAGGCCAAGGCCGTAAGCGTTCGGGTCGGCGGTGTAGCGGGTGTCTCTCGTGTCGGGGCCGCACTTGATGATCAGACCCTTGGGAATGTTCGGCTTGCCCGGAAGGTGGGCGGGCCCGCGATGGGCGGAGGTGCGCACGGAGGCCGCCGCGCCGGGGAGCGTCACCAGCTGCCGGGCGCCGGGGCGGCGGTCCCCGTGCGGGCGCTTCTTCGGGGCGGCGGGCTTTGCCGGGCGAGGCGTGCCGCGTGGCACAACGCTGCGGCCGAGGGCGGCCATCTTGGTCGCGTAGAACTGTCGTCCCGCGGCCCGCTTGTGCTCCCGGGCGTCGCGGCGAGCCTGCTTCTCGCCGGCCTGCGCCTGCTCTCGCGTCGCGTAGTAGCGGAAGCGAGGGCCTTCGCGATGGCGGAAGACCTCGCCAGTCTCCAGCGCGTGCAGCAAGGCTTTGCTCGCGTGGCGATCTCCGCAGCCGGCCAGCGCTGCGGCTTGCTGCACCGTGGTGCCCGCATCGCCTGCGGCGCGGACGTGCGGCAGGATGTTCTCGACGGCCTCGGGCCGGGGACTGATGAGGCCGAGCTGCGTTGCCTTCGCGCTCAACGCGAAGACGTGGCGATTCAGCAGCTTGGCGAGATCGGCACGGGGCATGGTGCCGTAGAGCGCTCGCAGTTGATCGGTCTCGGCCGCGGTCCAGTTGCGGTAAGGGCGCTTGAGTGGCATGGATCAATCCTGGGGATGAGTGAGGTCGATGAATCGACGTGAGGGGCGGGGGAGCGAAGGCGTGCGCAGCCGGCGCGCCTTCGCAGCGATCGACTCGGCGTCGGCGCGGAGGGCCGGGCCGAAGGCGTGGGAGGAGGTTTCTTTGCACAGGAGTCGGCGCAGCTGCAGCTCGGCGTCGACGCCGCACACGGCGCCGAACAGCGTTGTGGCGATCTCCGCGGTGGCGACTTCCATGTAGGTCCGCGGGTCGACGCTGGTTGGCAGCGTCGAGGTGCTAGCCCTGTGGCTGCGTGCGGCGTTGAGAATCAAGTCGCGAAGGGCGTCAGCGGTGCCCTTGCTCAAGGGTTTGGCGCTCACGTCGGTTGCTCCAGTTGCGCGATGGCGATGCGCAGTGCTTCCACCTGCGTCGCCAACTGGCGCTCCAGCAGGCCGTCGGCGTGCATGCGGCTCACAAGAACGCGGTCCCGTTGAATGCGGGTCGTCATCGCCGCCAATTGCTGGTCGATGGCCATGTGTTGCCGCAGCGTGATCAGCTGGTGCTGCAGCTCCGCCAGGCGAATGCGCAGAGCGCGAGCCTTGACCCAGCGCAGCAAGCCGCGGGGGGACAAGCGCAATGCCCGGCGCAACGGTTTAAACAAGCTCTGGTGCATCGCTGCCTCCTGTGAATTGGCGTATTACACGTCATGTTTAATTTAGTGTCAACAAGATGTGTAATCAACTCACGCAGGTGGGCGAAGGGCGGTCGGCGATTGAGGGGACGCTGCTACCCTGCCGCGCTCTTAGAGGAGGGCTCGATGTCGGGGCGCATGCGGATCGTGGGTGGGGACTTCGAGGCCGGTGATTGGTCGGTGCAGGCTTGTGGCGGCCTGGTCGCGATGGCGCGAGCTGACGGTTCGATCCGACCGAGTGCAGTTGCCCTGCAATTGGCAGCGGTCGAACTGCTGTCCGTGGAGAAGGCAAAGAGCCTGGCCGCGGCTGGTGGCTGGGCCGCCGCGGGCGCTGTGGCGTTCGGGGCACTCGGAGCGCTGGGCGGCGCGTTGCTGGGTGGAAATCGGACGGAGGTCTGCTTCCGAATCCAACTGGGCGACGGGCGCGGCTTCGTCGCCGTTGGCCGGCCGCAGGTGTTTCAGCAGCTGTGCGCAGCGGTCGTGTAAAACAAAAAGCCCCAGGGGGCGCCTGGGGCCTTCTGCGAGGGGATCAACGCTGACGGCGCCGGGGTGGCGGTGAGCCGCCTCCGATCACTATGGTGCAGCGACTCGCGCGGTTGATGTACACGTGCTGGACAGCTGCGCGTTCCTCATCGTCTTTCTGTGCGCGACCAGCCTCTGCTGAGTCCTCTGCCTGCTGGCGCATGGTTGCGAGAAACGCGTCAGCCGCGCGCCGTGTACTGCTATCACCCGTCACTTGAACTACTCCCCTCTTAACGCCAATTTGTCGGCGTCATTACAGGATGTAAATTCTCGCAAGAATTGCAGCGCCTAGGACGGTCAGCAAAGCAATTCCCTTCTCATGCGCGCTCCTTCTTGACACCGGCCCCGGCCTTCGCGTCGTCGCCTGTATGACGCCGATGCTCGGCGAGGCGCTCCCCGTGGTGCTTGTCCACGGTTTCGACAAAGGTCAGGTTGTGTGTCGTCCGCATCACCTTGTCCAGCTCGGCGGCCAATGAGTAGGCAGAACTGCGCCAGTCCGGAGGTGAGGGAGTGCCCAGCAAGGCGGCCAGGATCTGATCGATTTGCTCCAGCTTGGCCGCGGGAAGCGCGGCTAACGCCCTGAGAGAGATCGAGCGCAGCGGCCATGGGCCGAGGCCTTTGCTGGCCGCCGGCTCCGCCACTTTTCCAAGCAACTCATCCACGGTTACGCCGAGAACGGCTGACGCCATCGCGTGATGCTCGGGGGGCATGCCGCGAGCTTTCCAGTTCGTGATCGCGGCCGGAGACGCCCCCATGGCTTTCCCGAACTCCGTCTGGTTCATGCCGCGCTTCTTGGCCAGCTTCAGGGCTGTGTCGATCACACGAACGGGTTTAGTCATGGCGTCAGCGTACACAAGGCGTTTACGACAAATTAAACAACGGTGTTGACTGAATACTAAACAAAGTGTGTAATTCAGTTCCTATGAACACCACTCCACCGTTTACCGGCCTGCCCGACGACGTTGAGCGCGAGGCCCGCGCCGCTGCTATTGACGCCGCGGCTTCGGCCGTTGGCGGCAAGTCGAAGCTGGCTGAACTGCTCAACGTCACGCGCGGCGCCGTCACCAATTGGATCGCCCGCGGCGTTCCGGCAGAACGCGCTCCGGACATCGAGGAGCTGTCTCGGTTCCATGGATCGCCCGTCACCTGCGAGCAGCTTTGCCCCGAGGTGAAGTGGCACGTCTTGCGCGGTAACCCGTTGCATTGATGGCGTCAAGGGGGTGGGGTGGGAACAGGGCCGAATTGTGCGGCGGTTCTTTCGATCCGGCGTGTAAAAAAACATGGGACAAATACACATGAGCGGAGATGCTGAGCGCATTACCGGAGTGGTGACGCGCGTCATGGCTGCGGTGCGCGCAACGGTTGAGGCAACCCCTGACGGCTACGCGCGGCATGGCGCCGCATTACGAAAGGCGCCGGGCACCCTCCGCAACGAACTGTGTGACCGCGGGCCTGACAGCCGCGCCAAGCTCGGGCTCGCGGATGTGCTGCGCGTCATGCACGGCTCTGGTGACCTGCGCACCCTTCACGCAATGGCACTCGAGTTCGATCACGTGGCGATCCCCTTGCCCGCCGTGGCAAGTGCGACCTCCTGCGCCGACACAGTGGCCGCCATGGCGGTCGAGTTCGGCGATCTGATCGCCGTCTATTCCCGCGCCGTTCAGGACAACCGCGTGACCAACAACGAGCTGGCCGAGGTGATCAGGGCATGGGGCGAGCTGCTGGTGGCTGGCAAGGCGCTCATCAACGACGCGTCAGCGCGCAACGCCGCGCTGCACCGATCACAGGGCGTTGCCCTGAACTGCTGACAAGGAAATCACGATGCGGCCACGTGGAGGCATTCGTAAGGCTGTGGCCGAGCACATGGCTGCTGCGCAAGAGGGCGCCACGTGGCGCGACCTTGCGCAGCGGCTTGAAGCGCAGGGCCTCATCAACACTCGCGCGCCGTCCGAAATGGAGCTGGTGCGACGAGCCGTCGAGAACATGAAGCGAGCGGGCGAAATCGAGCCGGTCGGCGAGCGCCGCACGCGCTGGAGCCGTCGGCCGCTGAAGCTGTATGGCGCGCGGCGCGCCACGTGTGACCAGTCGAAGGACGGCAGCGCTGCCCTGGCGGCCGTGATGGGCCAGTGGCCCGCCCGCGTCGGCGAAGAAGGCTAGTCCATGCGCCGATAGCGCCACCCTTAACCCGAACCCGATCGCTCCATGCGACGCCGAGCTGCGGCGCTGCAGGGAGTTGCTTTGCCCAAATCTGGAGTCACCACCCGATGAGTCACTCACCCGTCGAATCTCAACGATGGGCCATCAAGCGCGCTGCAGCGCGCGCGACGCTGGACCCCACGCAACCCGGCCGCCGCCTGTCGCCGCCCCAGAAGGGCGTGCTCATGCAGCTGGCAGACATGGCCGACGACAGCGGCTGCTGCTGGCCGGGCGTGGCGCGCTTGGCTGAGCGCACGGCCTTCTCCGAGCGCTGCGTCCGCAACGCGCTGCGCAGCCTGGAGGCCATGGGGCTGGTGCAAACTTCCCGCGGCGGCGGTCGCGGCAATAGCAACGAGTACCTGCTGCAGATGGGCGTGCTGCAGCTGGCGGCGGCCCAAACGCCCAGGCGAGAAAAGGCGGCACGGCCTGCCGTCTCTGCCCCGGGTTTGTCTGCTGGAAACCCGGCACTGGACGACTCGAAACCCGGCACGGCCTGCCCCCGAATTACCAATACCCCTCATACCAATACTCCCCCAACCCCCTCGCGGGGGCTTGCTCCCTTTCGCATGAGTGGACGAGGGAGCGAGGATGGGGCGTGCGGGTCTACGAAGGAGCTGTTGAGCCTCAAGGACTGGCTGGAGCAATGTCGCGAGCAGGGCGAGCAGGCCATCGCACCGGATGATGCGGTGTGGACCTACGCCGAGCAGGCGGGTCTGCCCACGGAGTTCGTCGCGCTGGCATGGCGCCAGTTCAAGCGGCGCCGCCTGGGCGCGGGGAAGCGCCAGCGCGATTGGCGGCGGGCCTTCCGGGACTCCGTTGAGACCTGCGCCTATCGCCTTTGGCGAGCGGCCGGCGACGGCTACATCCTCACGACGGAGGGGCTGCAGGCGCAGCGCTTCTTCGACCAGATCGATGCGGCTGAGCGGGTGCAGGCATGACGGGCTACGACATGCGTCCCGAGCCACCAACGCCAGCTGATCGGCCGATGATCGTTCCGCCGCGCAGCGAGCAGGTCGAGCAGTCGCTGCTCGGCGGCCTGCTGATCGGCGGGCGCGATGCCTTCGACCGCGCCGAGCAGATCCTGCCGAACGACTCCGCGTTCTACTTCGCCGTCCATCGCGCCATCTACTGCAGCATCCGCGCCTTGCATGCGCGCCATCGTCCGGTCGATGTGGTGACGGTGTTCGATGCCGGTGGCCATGAGCTGGTCTACCTCAACGCGCTGACTCAGAGCGTGCCTAGCGCCTCGAATGTCGGCTACTACGCTGAGCGGCTCACGGAGCTGTGGCGGCGCCGCGAGTTGCTCCGGGTTGCGCAGGAGTTGCAAGCGGCTGCGCTGGCGGAGCAGGTCGGTAGCGAACAGGTTGCGGGTGAGGATGTGGCGAGCATCGTGGACAAGACCGCGGGGGATCTGCTGCGGCTCGCGGAGGGGAGGGACGAGCGCGGGCCGGTGCCTGCGGGGGAGGTGATGCTGAGCCTGATGCAGCACATGGAGGATCTGGTGGAGGGGCGGGTCACGATGATCGAGACCGGCCTGCGCGATGTCGACGACCAGTTGGGCGGCGGGCTGCGCGAAGGCGACCTGATGGTGCTTGGCGCGCGTCCCAGCATGGGCAAGTCGGCGATGGTGGGCACCGTGGCGCTGAACGCCTCGCGAGCCTGGGGGGTCTTGTTGCTGACCCAGGAGGACTCGCTGGCGACGTGGGGCAGTCGGGCAGTGGCGAACGTGGCGCACGTGAACCTGTCGGACCTCCGCAACCCGGTGAAGGCGAAGGAGCCGGATCGGATGTGGAAGGGGCTGGCCGATGCCGCGGACGAGATCCAAGGGCGAGCGCTGATGTTGGACGATCAGGCGGGCCTGACCCTCTCGGACGTGCGCCGGAAGGTGAAGCAGGCGAAGCGCGCTTTGATGCCGCGCCCGGGCCAGAAGGGGCGGCCTCTCAAGCTTGTCGTCATCGACTACCTCCAGCTCATGACCGGCGAGAAGGAGAACCGCAACCAGCTGCTGGGAGACATCAGCAATGGCCTGAAGAAGCTGGGCAAGGACGAAGCGGTGGCCGTGATCCTGTTGTCCCAGCTGAGCCGCAAGGCCGATGAGATGCCGATGGGATCGCTGCCGCAGATGAACCATCTGCGCGATTCCGGCGACATCGAGGGCGCTGCTGACGTGGTGGCGCTCCTGCATCGGGAAGCGATGCGACGCAAGACGGGCGAGAACGAGCAATGGGCGCAGATCAACTTCGCCAAGTGCAAGAACGGCGCCACGGGCGTCGTCAACGCGCGATTCATCGGCGCGCATCAGCGCTTCGAGAACTGGGACGGTCCGGTGCCATCGTTCGGCGCCGGTAGCGCAAAGAGCGGATACAGCGGTGGAGGGCTGAACTGATGCGAAAGCTGGAAGACATCGAGCGCAGATTGCTCAACTGGTCGAGGTGGAAGGCCGGTCCCGGCGTGGGTGGCCTGGGCTACGCGAGCGTAAACATGCTGGCGGCGCTGGGCGGCAGCTCGCGCGGCGCTCATGACCCGATCCCCATCCCGACGATGGCAATCGAGGCGGAGGAGACCGACTGCGCAGTCGTCGCACTGCCGTCCGAACTGCGCCGCACGGTCGAGGTGGTGTACCTGGGTCGGGGCGGGGCCGCTGACCACGCCCGCATGCTGGCGGTGCCGCTGCCGACAGTGCGGTCGCGCGTCTGTCAGTCTCACAAGGCGATCAGCAATTGGCTGGCGGACAAGGCCCAAGGCCGCCAGAACCAGCGTGAGAACGACGCTCGACTGCAGTCCGTCGTTTTACGGAATATCACCAACCGCTAGAGTTCGGGCACCTTGGGGGTTAGCGCGTCGGCGCAAGCCTTCGAGGGCTGAGAGAGGGAAGCGAGGCGGTAACGCCCGGCAGGCTTGACGGTCTGCCGGGCGTTTCCTTTTTTGGGCGATGGAGCTGCTGTGAAGTTCACGTTTGACCTGAACACGCGGGCCGTTCGCGCAGCGCTCGGCGAGTCGGATCGACAGGTCCGCTTCGCCGGCATCCTGACTGCGACCAAGGTGGCGCAGGCGGTGAAGGCTGCCCAGGAGCGCGCGCTGCCGGCAGTGATCGACAGGCCCAATCCGTACACGCAGCGCTCGCTGTTCATGCGCCGCGCGACCGTGCAGAGGCCCGTGGCTGAAGTCTGGTTCAAGGACGACAGGGCCGCGAGTCGGATGGGTACGCCCGCGGCCGTGTACCTGGCGCCGCAGGTGTCGGGCGGTGCTCGGCGCGTCAAGCGATTCGAGAAGGCGCTGCAGCTCGCAGGCCACATGCCGAGCGGCTATCAGTGTGTGCCAGGTGGTGGCTGCAAACGCGATGCCTACGGCAATCCGAGCCGTGGCCAGATCATCCAGATCCTGAGCCAGCTGCGTATCACGCTGACCGCTGGGCACACTCGAAACATGCCCCATGACGCGGGCAAGCAGATCGCGGCGCAGCGTCGGGCGGGTGGTCGCTACTTCGTGGCCAAGCCCGGAACGCGGCTCTCTCCCGGCATCTACCTGCGCGAGTTCATCGGGCGTGGAGTGCTGCCGGTGTTCTTGTTCAAGAAGGCGACCGCGTATCGGCCGCGCTACGACTTCACGTCGATTGCGAATCGCGCTGCGCTGGATGCGCTGCCAGATGCGCGGCGCGAGGCCATCGCGCAAGTCAAGGCGCCGGCATACCGACGCTGATGAGTCCTCGCTGCTGCTGCTCGACAGCTCGCCGCGTCTGCCACTGCACGGCGGGCGCAGCGGGTAAAGGCGTGCAGTGCCTGCCGCCCAGGCGGCCGGGCGGCAGCAGCAAGGGCTCGGCGCGACCGAGGGCGGGGTGGGTCCCTCCCGGGTCCTGGCGACGTGAGGTCATTCGGGCCACGTCATAAGTGCCTTCGCTGTCCTTCTCACTTGGTTGACGGTTGATGGTTGACGAATGGGAAAGCTCAGCTATTCGCAGCTCGGTGAGCTGCTCGGAATCAGCAAGCAGGCGGTGGCCAAGGCGGTCAAAGCGGGCATGCCGGTGGACTCTTTCGAGGCCGCGGACACATGGCGCAGGGCCAACCTCGATGTCAGCCGTACCAAGGCTGCTCGGGTCGATGTCAGCGCCAGGCCTTCGGGGCGAAGTGTTGATGACGCAGGTGACGACGACGGCCCCCAGTCGTCGGATGACGATGCCTACAAGCGTGCCCGCACCGAGCGCGAGCAGATCCGCCGTGATCGCGAGCAACTGGAGCTGGACCGCGAGCGCGGGAGCCTCGTGGACAAGGCAGAGGTCGCGCGGCTGCGCTTCACCGAGTTCAGGGCGCTGCGCGATTCGCTTGGCCACATCGGCGCGCGGGTCAAGGACGCGCTGAGCGTCGAGTCGGACCCGCTGCGCTGCGAGCAGATCGTGACCAATGAGCTGGAGCGCGCTCTGAGCGTCTTCGCAGACCAGATTCTGACGCGCGGCGTCATGCAAGACGATGACGACGAAGACGACGGCGATGGCGAAGGAGGCTCGGGCGTCGATTGACACAGTGCGCCGCGCGATCTCGGATGCCCTTCGGCCGGACGCCAAGGTGCTGGTAGACCAGTGGGCCGAGGACAACCGAATCCTGCCGCCCGACACGCCGGAGCCGGGGCCATTCCGCAACACGCGGACGCCGTACCTGATCGACATCCAGCGCACGATGTCACCCGGCAGCCCCTTCCGCGAGGGCTGGTGGCAGAAGCCTCACCAGGTCGGCGGGTCTGTGTCGGGCGAGAACATGATCGGCGCTTGGGTGTGCGCGGCGGCCGGTTCCCTCCTCGTCGTCTTCCCGACGCTGGACGACGGCAAGCAGTGGGAGCTGCAGCGCTTCGAGCCCATGCGCGCGAACACGGCGGCGCTGCGCAAGCGCATTCGCTCCGGAGGCGAGAAGGGGAGCGGCAACACCAAGATGCGCAAGCGCTACCCGGGCGGCGTCATGCGTCTGGTGGGCGCGAACCGGGTTGGCGCGCTGAAGTCCGCGACCTATCGCTACATCAAGTTTGAGGAGTGCGACGAGTACCCCGCCGACATCGACAACCAGGGCGGAACGATCAGTCTCGCGACCGCGCGGGCCGCGAACTTCGGCAACCGCGCCAAGATTTACGGCGACTCCACGCCGACGGTTGATGGTGCGAGCAACATCGCCGCGCAAGTGAAGCGAGGCGATCAGCGCAAGTGGTTCATGCACTGCCCCGACTGCGGGCATCCGCAGACGCTGGTGTGGTCGCAGATGAAGTGGCGCGACGGCGACCCGGACTCGGCCGCGTACGCGTGCTGCGAGTGCGGCGCGCTGAACAGCGAGGCGGCGTGGAAGGCTCGGAACTACGCGCTTCGGGCACCTGGGATGAGCGAGGCGGAGGCGAAGGCCGCGGGACTCGCCTACTGGGAGGCGACGGCGGTCGGTGAGCCCGGTGTGGCGAGCTGGCTGGGGTTGAACGCGCTGGGCGCGCCCCTCGGGTGGCGGCCCTGGCCCCAGCTCGTGATCGACTGGCTCGCGGCGAAGGGCGACGAGAACAAGCTCAAGACCTTCACCAACAACATGCTGGGGGAGACCTACAGCGAGACCGTTCGTAATCAGGTCGGCGCCGGGGATCTTCAGAACCGCGCCGAGGCCTACGAGCTGATGACCTGCCCGCAGGGCGGTCTGGTTGCTGTTGCTGGTGTGGACACGCAGGACAACCGCCTTGCCGTGGCGATTCGCGCTTACGGCCGCGGTGAGGAGAGCTGGGGCATCTGGCACGGTGAAATCTTCGGCAGCCCAGCTCAGCCGGAGACCTGGACGAAGCTGGCTCAGCTGCTTGAAGCGCCGATCACCCACGCGAGCGGCCAGGTGATGCGGGTGGATGCCGCTGCAATCGACGCAGGCGGTCACCACGCGGAGGACGTGTATGCGTTCACCCGCGCCGCAAAGCTCCGCGGCAAGCACTGGTTTGCAGTCCGCGGCGCCAAGGCTTACGACCACCCCAAGCTCGGGCGGCCGAAGACCTACGAGTACACGTGGCGCGGCAAGCCCGTCCCGGGCGGTGCCGAGCTGCGATGGGTGGGAACGCAGGCCATCAAGAACCTGATCGACGGCCGACTGGCCCTCGGGGAGCGCGGGCCCGGCTACTACCACATGCCTCTCGGCTTTGGCGCCGACTACTACCAGCAGCTGCGAGCGGAGCGGCGCGTCTGGCGCAAGGACGGCAAGACCGGCAACCGGGTGCTGTGGTGGGAGTGTCCGAGTGGCGTGCGCAACGAGGCATGGGACTGCGAGGTGTACGGCTACGCAGCGTACCTCTACACGATGAGCGGCCAGCACGCGGAGACCGTTTGGCGCGCCCGTGAGCAGCTGTTTGCGCCGCGCCATCCCGATTTGTTCGATCAGCCGGCGATCGCGTCACCAACTCCACCTCTTGCGCTACGACCGCAAGCGTTCGCACCCGCAGTGCAACCGGTGGCAACCGAGGTGCAACCGGTAGCGCCCGCCGTGCAACCGCAGCCAAGTCCGGCCGCAGAGCGGCGGCAGGTTCAGCCCGAGCCCGAGCCCGAGCCGGAGGAGCCGGAGCCACAGCTGCAGGTCATCGACTTCAGCGCGGTGCGGCAGTACGCCGCGGCGCCACCGCCACAGCCAGAGCCACCGCCATTGCGCCGGTCGCAGTCCAGCTTCGTGCGCAGCTGGGGCTCGGCCGGTGTCTAGACCTTGGAGAGCACATGCAACAGAACATCATCGCTGGCGACACGCTCAGCTTCGCCAGAAACTGCACCGCCTACCCGGCCAGCGCCGGCTGGCGGCTCCTCTACACGCTGATTCCGCGCGCCAGCTCGGCGCAGCGCATCAACTTCGACAGCCAGGCCGACGGGTCAGCGCACCGCGTCAATGTCGCCGCGGCGCTGACGAAGGGCTGGGCGCCGGGCGACTACGCCTGGGCCTGCACGGCCACTGATGGCGTGAATGTCTGCACCGTGGAGCGCGGGCAGTGCGTGATCGAGCCTGATCCGCGCGAGGCTGCCTCGGGTACCGACAGCCGCAGTCTCGCGAGACGGGCGCTGGACGATGCCCGCGCGGCCATGGCTGCATGGTCGCCCACACGTCGCCGCTACAAGGTCGGCGACCGCGAGCAAGAGTTCAACAGCGCCCAGGAGATCCTGCGCGTCATTGCCTACTGGGAGCGGGAATGCGCCCGCGAGGAGGGGCGCCCGCTGGGTGCGCGAATCTACTTCGGGACGCGCTGATGTCGGGCGGCTTCAAGACCTTCAGCGAGCCCGGCAGCAGCATCCTGCGCGACTTTCGAGCCGCCATGCAGGCCCGCCGACAAACGGGGCTGCCGCTGACCACGCCGCTGCGCGCGCAGCGCAGCTTCGCGGCCTCGCAGTCCACCGTCCTGTCGGCAGGCTGGCCGACATGGGATGCTTCGATCAACAGCCTGCTGCGTAGCGCGCTGCCGGTGCTCAAGGCTCGCAGCCGCCACTGGTCGCGCAACACGGGTCAGGGCCGACGATTCTTGAACCTCGTGCGCAATGGCGGGGTGGGGCCTGCAGGGTTTCCGCTGCGGATGCAGTGCGGCGATTGGGTCAAGGGTCCAGGCGGCTACAAGTGGCAGCTGGACAAGCTGGCCAATGACGCCATCGAGGCCGCTTGGCTGGAGTTCTGCCAAGCCGGCAACTGCGACGCGTCGGGAAAGTTCAGCTTCGGCGAAGCCTGCCGCCTGCAGCTGGAGATGGTGGCTCGCGATGGCGAGTTCCTGGGCCGGCATCTGCGCGGTGCGCCCAACAAGTGGCGCTATCAGGTTCAGCTGCTCGCGACCGACCGCCTGGACCACAGCGCCAATGCCGATGCGGTGGGCTCTGGCAATGAGGTGGTGCTGGGCGTGGAGCGCAGCAGTGTGGGGCGCCCGGAGTTCCTGCATGTGTTGCGGGCCAATCCTCTGGACGCCCGCGGCACGCGCAACGCCGAGCGAGTGCCCGCAGGCGACATGCTGCATGGCTTTGTGGCCATCGATCCCGAGCAAGTGCGTGGCGTGCCCTGGTCGCATGCCGTGCTGCTGGGCTCGCACATGCTCGCGGGCTTCTCGGAGAGCGCGGTCTTCGCCGCCCGTGCGGGAGCCTCCCAAATGGGCTTCCTGCAGCAGACGGCCGGCGAAGGCGGACCGCTTCGACCCGAGGAGCTGGGCGTGAAGCCCGACGCTGACGGCGAACTGAGCAAGGAGCTGCGCCCCGGTGCCGTCGATCTGCTGCCGCCCGGCGTCACGTTCGTGGGCTTCGATCCGAAGTATCCGAGCGATGCCTTCGGTCCGTTCACCAATGCAGTGAAGCAGGACATTGCGGCCGGCCTCAACGTGGCCCACCACAACCTCAGTGGCGACATGACCGGCGTGAACTACAGCTCGGCGCGAATCGCTGAGCTCGCTGAGCGCGACGGCTGGCGCGGCGTGGCGCACTGGTTCATTGGGGCCTGGGTGGTACCGGTCTTCCGCGAGTGGCTGCAACTGAGTCTCTTGGCCAGTGCGATCCGGCTACCTAGCGGCGCGGCGCTTCCCGCCAGCAAGCTGGACAAGTACCTGGCCGGAGTGCAATTCCACGGCCGCGGCTGGGACTGGGTGGACCCGCTCAAGGAGGTCAATGCGGCGCGCATTGCCCGCGAGGAGGGCTTCACCACGCGCACGCAGGTCGTGGCCGCGAAGGGCGGCGACTTTGAGGACAACGTGGCCGAGCTGGCGCAGGAGAGCGAGATCCTGGCCGCGCACGGCGTGACCCTGGGTGCGGCTCAGGCCGGGCCGCCGCCACAGAAGGCGGCCCCCGTCGCCGCCAACCCTGAAGAAGAAAAGGAACTCGAAGAATGAATACGTTCCAGCGCGCGGCCCTTGTCGCCGCTGCCCTGGCGATGGCGGGGCCGGCTGTGGCCGAGCGAGCCATGGCAGCTCCGGTCGGCGAAACGCCGCAGCAGCTTGCCGTTCGGCTGCACGCGTCCGACGTGCTGCGCCTGTACGCCAAGGTCGACAAGGAAAGCATCAACGAGGAGGCGCGCACCGTCGAGATCGCGTGGGCCAGCGAGGCGCCTGTGCCCCGCTGGTTCGGCTTCGAGGTGCTGGACTGCACGACCGACAGCATTCGCCTAGCGCGGCTGATGGATGGCGCGCCGCTGCTGTTCAACCATGACCGCGACGGCCTCATCGGCGTGGTCGAGAGCGTCAGCATCGGCTCGGATCGCGTCTGCCGCGCAGTCGTGCGCTTCGACACCTCCGAAGAGGCTGAGAAGCGCTGGCGCCAGGTGCTCAACGGCGTCCTGCGTCACGTCTCGGTCGGCTATGCCGTGTCCGCGATGGTGCTGGAGTCCGACGAGGACGGAATCCGCACCTACCGAATCACCGACTGGGAGCCCTATGAGCTTTCCATGGTGACCATTCCCGCCGACCACTCGGTGGGCGTCGGCCGAAGCGCCGATCTCTTCTCTGTTTCGGCTGCGGCCTCGGTGGCCGCAGATCCTGCAACCGTCCCCACAACCGATCCCACAACCATTCCCGCAACGCCGAAGGAAAACCGTTCCATGCCGCAAACGATTGAAACCCCGACCCAGCCACCGGAGAACGCCGACGTGGTCCGCCGCGACGCCCTGCTGGGCCTGGGTCAGCGTTATGCCGATTACATCAGCATCGCCGATGTGCAAACCGCCTGCCGCGATGGCCACACGCCCGAGCAGCTGCAGGAGCTGGTCATCCAGCGCATGACCAGCAAGCACAGTGACACGCGCAATGCGCATATCGGCATGAGCGATAAAGACGTCGGCCGCTACAGCGTGGCTCGCGCCGTGGCCGCCATGGTGACGGGCGACTGGAAGGCGGCCGGCCTGGAGCGCGAAGCCAGTGAAGCCGCCGCCAAGATGTTCGGTGGCACCTCGCGCGGCCTGCTGCTGCCGATGGACGTGATGAGCCGCTCGTTCAACGTGGGCACCGCGGCGGAAGCCGGTAATCTGGTGCCCACGACGCTGCGTGACGACATGTTCGCCGACGTGCTGCGAAGCCGTCTGGCCATGGGTCGGCTAGGTGCCACGATGCTGTTCGGGCTGACCGGCAACGTGGATCTGCCGCGCAAGACTTCGGGAAGTGCGCTGAGCTGGCTGACGGAAGTCGCCGGCGCCGCCACCACGCAGGTCAACACCGGGAAGGTCAGCCTGACGCCCAAGCGCATCGGCGGTGTCATCGAGTTCAGCAAGCAGGCCGTCATCCAATCGGCGATGGCGGTGGAGCCGCTGCTGCGTCAGGATGTGATGTCCGAGTATCAGGTGCAGTTCGAGACCGCGGCCATCAACGGCTCGGGCGCTGCCGGTCAGCCGCGTGGCCTGCGCAACACCAGTGGCGTGGGCTCGGTGGTGGGCGGTGCCAACGGTGCCTCGCCGACCTGGGCGCATGCCGTGGCGCTGGAGAGCGCCTGCGCCAACGTCAATGCCGAACCCGATGCGCGCAGCGGCTACCTCATCAACACGCGCTTGCGCGGCACGTTCAAGACCACGCAGAAGGCGGCGAACCTGCCTTTCATCTGGGAGAACGGCGCAACGCCGCTGAACGGCTACCGCGCCGAGGTGACCAACATCGTGCCCAACAGCCTGTCCAAGGGCACGAGCGCGGGCGTCTGCAGCTCGCTGATCTTCGGCAGCAACTGGGAGATGTTCGTGATGGCCCAGTTCGGCGCCATCGAGCTGCTGCTGGACGAGGTGAGTCTGGCCGCCAACGGCCTCAACCGGCTGCTGCTCAATGCCTTCGTGGACACGGGCGCTCGCCGTGCGGCCGACTTCTCGGTGATGGACGACGCTCTGGCTGGCTGATCGTTCGCGCGCATCTCCTGAACTGGCCGGCGCGTGTGACGCGCTGGTCGGCCAACCCCACCCTGTTCCCTGCCCGCCGGGCTTCGCCCGAGCGGGCTTTTCCGTTTGGAGAAACCAATGTTCCAACAGACCGCCAAGCCCGTTGACCTGATCGTCATCGAGCCCACCCGCATCGACGCCCAGCCCATCGAGGCCGGTACGGTGCTCAAGCAAGTCCCGCCCGATCTGGCCATGGAGCTGGCCGCGGCTGGCAAGGTGCGAGTCGCCACCGAGGAGCTGATCGCCGAGTATCAGGACCGGGCCAAGGCCGCCAAGAAGCTGGCCAGCGCCGAGGCCGGCAAGGCGGCCGACGCCCAGGCCGCCGCCGACGAGCGCATCGCCACCACCGTGGCGGCTGCAGTCGCCGCGGCGCTGCAGGCTGCCGGCGTGGTGCCAGCCAACCCGGCCAATCTGACCAATCCGGCCAAGAGCTAAGACATGGCGGCCGGTGAGACCGATGCGGATCTGCGGGAGCTGATGAAGTTGGAGGGGACGCCGGCTGAGCTGGCCGGCACCTCCGTCCTCGGGATATTCGAGGAGCCCCTGACGGTCGATCCGCTTGGCGGTCTCGGTGTTGCCGCGGGTCGGCCCCAGTACCGCATGCCCAGCTCCGATGTCCCGGCGAACGTGACGGATGCGCCGCTGCAGCTCCTGTATCGCGGAGTCCTGCGGCGCTTTGCTGTGCGAGAGCACGAGCCCGACGGCACCGGCCTGACGGTGCTGAAGCTCAGCGAGGCCGCATGAGCGCTTCCGGCTTCAGTGACGTGACGCTCGCCGCGAAGCGAGCGCTTCAGGCCGAGCCGGCCGTGGCGAATGGAAACGTCCGTCGCGGCCAGCCCCGGCCTCTTCAGGCCGGGCAAGCTGTCGCCGCCCTGGTGTTGCCAGCGGTCGCCCAGGGCGACGACGAGCACACGAATGGGCCGCGGGACTGGCGCACCACGGTTGTCGTGGAGCTGCAGGCCCGCGCCCATGCCGGCCAGGAACCCGAGGACGCGCTGGACGTGCTGCTCTGCGATGCCTATGCCCGGCTCACGCGCCTGGCCGACTTCTGCCCGGCAGTTGTGGAGGCCATGGGCACGCCGCGCGTCGAGTGGGACATCGCTGAAGCGGACACCGCCATCGCGACCGTGCGGCTCGCCTTCACCGTGCTGCATCGCACGCAGCCGGGCTCGCTGATCTCCGACACCTGACCCAACCCTTCACCGAAACGACGATGAACACGAAGACCCGTATCGAGCCCACCGAGGGCAACCCTGAACCGCTGCCGCCCGTCGGCGGCCAGTGGACCCGTGATGACGACGGCGGTCTGCGGCCGTCCGACCGTGCAACCGCGGCGGCGGCCGGGCTGTCCTGGCCCGAGGAAGTCGCCGCGCTCGACGGTGCCGAGGTCGCGGACGCCGCGGCGAAGAAGCGCGTGCGCTGACCCAACGAAGGAGCAACAGAATGCCCCGCTATACGCGAAAGTCCGCCATCCTGGCGGCGAAGGAGGCCACCGCAGGCGTCGATGCCGCCCCGACGGGCGCGGCCAATGCGCTGCTGGTCTCCAACCAGAGCATCAACCCGCTCAACGCGACGAACGTGGACCGCGACAACGTGCGGGCCTACTTCGGCGGCAGCGAGCAGCTGGTGGGGACCGCCTACAAGGAGGTGTCCTTTGACATCGAATTGGCCGGCAGCGGCACCGCGGGCACCGCGCCGCCGTGGGGCGCGTTGCTGTGTGCGTGCGGCTTCGCGGAGACCACCGCTGCGACGCCGGCTCGCATCGAATACACGCCCATCACGGACAACGTGCCGAGCGTGACCATCTACTACTACATGGACGGCGTGCTGCACAAGCTGCTCGGCGCTCGTGGCAACTGCGAGATCAGCGCCGGCATCGGCGAGATCCCGAAGCTGAAGTTCACGTTCCAAGGCATTGACGGCGGCGACACGGTCGCGGCCACGCCCGCCACCACGCTCTCCGCCTTCAAGACGCCAGTCGTCATCAACGATGCGAACAGCGGCGATGTGACGCTGGGCGGCGCGCTGGCGGCCGGCGCCGTGACTGGTGGCCAGGGCTATCCGGGCAAGGGCCTCTCGCTCAGCCTGGGCAACGAAGTGCAGTTCGTGCCGCTGACCAGCTCGGAGGGCATTGACCTGACGGGCCGCGCCGTCAGCGGCAAGGTCTCGCTGGACCTGACGCCTGCGCAGTACGTCGCGGCCATGGCGGACGTGAAAGCCAACGTCGTGACCACGCTGTCCTATCAGTTCGGCACGCAGGCCGGCAACATCGTTCTGCTGTTCGGGCCCGCGGTTCAGCGGCTGAGCCCGAGCTACGAGGACTACAACGGTCGAGCGATGGCCAGCTATGACCTTCGCTTCGTGCCGAAGAGTGGCAACGACGAGTTGCGTCTGGTCCTGCTATAA